GGAAGATTTCCTGTTCACACTTGGGAAGATTGCCAAGGACAATGTTGACAACTTCCAGCGTGATGGCAATGCCCATGGTCTGGGTGAAGTTGGCCATGGCCTTCTCACCGGTCAGGGTGCTGAACATCTTCTGGACAGAATCCTTTCCAAAGCATTCAGCAAATTCATTGATGCCGATCTTGCCAAGGATCTTGAACATCAGAAAGACATCCGTTGCTTCCAACTTGCGGAAAGTGTACACCTTTTCAGCGGTGGTGATGTCACCTTCCTGCATAACAGTTCCGGTACCTTCAGCGGCAACCGGTTCAATGACATTATTGTTCATCAAGATTCATCCTTTCATTGTTAAGCCTTCACGGGCTTTTCATCATTGGCCGCTTCAATGTAGTTGCCTTTGTTGCGGATCTCATTGAAACGGTCAGGGGTGACATCAATGACTTCACCCTTCTTCCGCACCTTCTTGGCCACGGAATCATAGAACTGGATCTTCACTTTTGCCTTCATGGTTCAGTCCCCCTTATACCATAGGATCATTGGGATAGTAGATCTTCACAGGCAGTCTGTTCAGATCACCATCAATGGGTGCACAGGCTTCCAAGGTCAGCTTGACCACGGCATTTTCCTTGCCCTTGGGTTCCACTTCCAGACCGGAAGTACACAGTGCCCGTTCAAAGATGACAATCATCTGCTTGGATCCATCGGCAGTTTCACCGACAAAACCAAAGTTTTCCAGATAGTCACCCTTCTTCAGATGTGCCTTGTCCACCAGCATGGTGAAGCCTTCAACATCGGATTCACCTTCTTCAAACAAGGTGCCCATCTTCAGGATGCTGTTGGACAGTTCAGCAAAGTTGACTTCCATGTTGGCAGTGCCACCCTGCTTGACATCCAGACCTTCCACCTTGACCAGTGCACCATCCAGTTCAATGGGAACCAGTTCACCCTTGATGGCCAGCTTGCCGCCGCCGGAAGTAGCACCAACACAGGTGCCGCCCCACTTACCATCAGCCCACTTCAGGCCGGTGTGGTAGGTGCCGGCACCAAACAGGATATTACCGGGGGTAGTGGTAGACACACCGGTTTTACCAATATTGGACATAATTACATAGCCCCTTTCCATTGTTTAATTCGCAGATTGACCTGAATACGCTTCAGATCCGCTTCACCGGTGGGAACCGGGAAGCTGTTTTCATAGAAAATGACAACAGCCCCATCATCCGTGGACTTTTGCAATCCATAGATGGGGCTGAAGTGTTTTTCAATGGTTGCCCGTGCCTGTTCCAGTTCCAGCCAAGTTCCCTTGGTGGTACCGGTCAGGATCACGGTGCTTTCCTTGTGTCCGTCTTCTGTGGTGGGTGGAATCTCGGAATATTCACCCACCCAATACGGATATTGAACAGGATCTGTCCATTCCATAAATTCATAAGGGATGTTCAGACTGTTCAGTTCAGTGGCAATGATGCCAAGTACAGACATCATGACAATCCCCCCTTGAATCTGTCCTGAATGAACTTGATCAACTTGTTCTTCAATGTGGTGTATGCCTTGTGGAACGGCCTTCTGGGTTTCTTGCCGTGGGTGAAGTGTCCATCACCCTTGGCATCCACATAGAACCAGCCGCCTTTCCTGCCATTACCGTGCAGGGCATAGTCACCGGTGCCAAATTCTTCCCAGATAGCATTCTCATAGTCAGATCCAACGGCACCAACATAGTCTTCACCGGACTTGGTAACCCGGTGTTGCCAGCTGTTCTTGGTCTGACCGGTGGCCACTGCCGTGTTCCGCTTGACCTGTGATTCCAGTTCACCACATGCTTCTTCCAGACTGGATTCAGCCAATTCAGCAATCACAGCCTTGACTTCTTCACTGTGGTCAATGAATTTGATGTTGGCCATCAAGATCACCCCACAAACCGCAGATAGATTTCTAATTGCTGATTCATTTCCATGGGGTTGTCTATCAGCAAAACATCATAGGCCACACCACTGACCACCAGCCGCTTGTCATCGGCCTTCCGGTCAATGGCCACATAATCACACAGGAAGATGTGGGTGGATTCCTGAAGTTTGGCACTGAAATTGCTGTACTTGGAATCACCAGACTGAAGATCCAGCCAGCCGGTCAGGGTCTGAAGGTCTTTCCATGCTTGGGTCTTCCCACCAATAGCATCGGTGGTGGATCCGTTTTTCTGCTGAAGAACCGCTTCAATGTTTCCACCAATCATGGTCAACACCTTGCCTTCTTGTGCAGATTCAGACCATTCAGGATGCCCACGGGATAACCCATGAACAGGGTTGCACTGTCTTCATAGGTCACAGAATGACGGGACAGGGTTTCAGATTTCACACCCACCTTGTCACCCATGTTCTGCTTCCACTTGTACAGATCCACAGCACACTGGATGACATCTGCCGGGTATTTGATCTTGGTCACCAGATTGCAATCCACAGTGAACAAGGGCTTGTCCAGTTCAATGTGGTCATCATAGACAACGGTGATGGTGTACAGACCATCATTCACACCGGATTCACTGATCTGCACGGTGTCCCCCACGGCAAAGAACCGGGGGGATCCGTACACATCGGAATCTTCAGATCTTCCAGCAAAGCGGACAGTCCGCTGTTGGAAGTTGTTGTTGGTGTATGCCCTGATGACAGCTTCAATGGCTTCCAGCTTGGCGGTGATCAGGTCATCACTGGCAGTGCCACAGTTGACCTGTTCCTTCAGTTTCTCAACCGTGATGATCATCAGGATTCACCACCAATCAGATCAGGCCTTGAACTTGGCCAGAACAACCTTGGCCGCATTGGTCAGGGCAACACCGTAATACTTGGCGGCAGTGATGTCATGGGTCTGCTTCTTGGGGAACCACTCATGATCCACGGAAGTGTCCTTCTTCAGCAGGATGGTGATTGCCGGCAGTTCATCCTCGGTGTACTCGGTTTCAGCGGAATCAGGTTCCATCTTGATGATGGGGTTGGTGAACACACCATCAGCGGCCACGATCTTCTTGGACTTCTTGATCCAGCAACCGGCAATCTTGCCGATGGAACCATGGACGGCCACACCGCCGGTGAACTTATCAGCGGACAGGAACTGTTCATCCTTCAGAAGGGTGGCTTCCTGCTTGGGGCTGATGAACATGACTTTTTCAATGCCGTCTTCCTCGTCTTCAAACTTGGTGACGGCATCAACAATGCCATTGTAGCCGATGGGATCAGCACCGGTGCCCACGGTGGTGGGGGCAGTCAGAGCGGCATCCAGAACATCATTGTCAACCTTGCCCACAATGGACTTGGCCAGCTGGTGTTCAGCCTGACCAACGGGGTTGCCCAGACCGCTGTTGATAGCTTCCTGAGTGATGCCCACGGACTTCATTGCCTTCTTGACAGTGAAGGTGGCGGTGCTGGCAGTCATCTGGGTGGTGCCAACCTCGGCACCCTCGGCCACATCTTCAGCATCACCAATGTAGTTCCAGCTGGGAATGGTCTTGGTATCACCGGGAACACCAACCAGCGTGGTGTCAACCTTGGCATAGGGGGTCAGTTTTGCCAGTGCTTCGATCTTGGCGGTGATCATATCACCCATAACTTCAGGGTTGATCATCTGTGCCATAGTAGTCATAGACATAGTAAATTCATCCTTTCAAAATTAGTTGTTCATGATAGTCTTGTATGCTTCAGGGTTTTCAGCCGCAAAAGCCGCCCGTTCAGCATAGGGTTTCCGCAGGAATTCAGCCTTGGTCATTCCACCACCGTCCTGCTTGCGGTCAGGCAGTTTCTGGGGATCAATCTGCTTCCCGGATCCGGCAGATTCAAAGAATGCCGGGAACTGGGTCTTCAGACCGGCCAGCTTGTCATCCATGCCCTTGATCTGACCATGTTCATCCAGTTCCAGTTCACCCTTCTGCTTCAGCTGGAAAGTCAGATAGGGAACATCAGTGGCCTTGGCTCCAACCAGTGCAACCTGAATGGCCGCTTCCAGCTGGGTCTGCTTCAGCTGTTCCTGAAGCTGGGCAATGGTGGCTTCATGGGCAGTGATCTTGCCCTGAAGGGCTTCATTGTCCTTGGTGCCGGCCTTGAACTGTTCAATCAGCTTGGTGGATTCACCGTGCTGGGCAGTCAGGTTGTCATGGTCTGCCTTCAACTTGGGATAGCGGACATCCATGTTTTCGTGCTGTGTGGTGAAGATCTTGTTCTGTTTCATTTCACCAATGACAGATTCAATGTCTTCATCAGACAGCCCCTTGGCCTTCAAAATTTCCTGCAATGTCATCTTGATCAATTCCTTTCTACGCTTTTGTACGGGGTTGCATCCCGGTTTTGGAATAGATGTTTTACACCGTCCCCGGTGATGGTGATCTGTGCCGGACTTGAACCGTGCATTCCAGCCTTGAAAGGGCTGTGTCCTGACCATTTAGACGAACAGACCATATAAAAAGCACCACCCGGTGAAGGGTGATGCTTTTGTGTTTAATAGGTGTATTCGGTGCCGATGAATTCAAGCTGTGCAAATTCATCCGGGTTGGTGAACATGTACTTGGAAATTTCTTCACCAATGATCTTGCCCATGTAGTTGTAGGCAATGGAATTGTAATGTCCACCCCGGTTGTTTACCCTGAAGAATCCACCGGTGCTGTACATGGAAGAATACTTTGTCAGGTCAATCAGATAGCAATCCGGAAGCAGATCCGCAATTTCCACAACAGCATGGTTGTAGGCATGGTCAATGGCAATTATCGGATCCGGCAACAGGAAGAACTTGGCCTTGGGTTGCAGTGCCTTGATCTTCTGGATGATCTTTGCATAATTGCCATAGTAGGTGTCAGCATTGTTTTCACAATCACTGATGTCCACATCTGCAATGGTGCCCAGATAGTCATCACCCAGCTTGCCCCGGTCATTCTGACCCAGACCAATGATGTAGGCATTGCACAGGTTGTTGGCCTGTTGTGCCAGTGCCCAACCTCTGGAATGTGTCCAATAGAATCTTGTTGACAATCCACCCACAGAAAAATTGACACATTCAATGCCATATTTTCTGGCCATGAACTGACCCCAAGAATGGGCATAAATGTCCACCAGACCCTTTGTTCCATCTTCCTTGGTGTACTGACTTTCACCGGATGCCAAGCTGTCACCGATACATCCAACCTTCAGGAATGATGCAATCAGTGGCGGCACATTGTCACCGGCAACCATCAGTGTTTCCACATTGGTCTTCAGATCCGCAATGTCAGCAGGATTCAGGCACTTCTGCCACTCATCCCACTTGAATTCATTGCCCCAACAGTTGCGGACATACAGGGCATGATCAGGTCTGGAATAGAACAGCTGAACACATCCGGATTGATTTTCACTGATGAAGTTATATGTCAGACAAGTGCCATATGCTTCTTCAGTGGGACTGTTGGCAATAGGTGTGGAAATGGTGACCACCGTATTCAGTGGTAGATCATTGAAAGATTCATAGACAGTATTGCTTGCCGTGATATGCACACCGGAAGGAATGACCGCTTTTGTGTTGGGAACATTGATGTCACCAAGGGGTGTTTCCTTCCATGCTGACCAGTTTGCCCATCTGATCCGGCTGAACAAGGCAGATCCATTGTTTTTGAATGCCAGCTGAACCACACCACCATCAGAAGTGACACCACTGTGACTGAAGGTGATGAATGTACCAATGAAATCATCATAGGGAAGATTGGACATCCAGCTGGAAATGGGATAGCCATTCACAATGACACTGTTGCAAGGGAAGTCATTCACATCCGTATAGGGGCAGTTACCTTGTTCAGCACCAATGAACATTCTACTGCCCTTCAGGAACAGGTTTTTGTCAGTGATGGCAGAAAACTGTTCCCGGACAGCCGTGCCAGCGGATTCATAGGTTTTCCCATTGGCACCCACCCGGATGTCCTGAAGTTCAGCATCACCGGTGGTGGATCCATTGGGAAGGGCAACAATCTTGTCAATTCTTGCCCGTTCAGCGGCAATCTGCTTGGTCATGTATGCTTCATAGTCACCCATGACAGCATGAACTTCATCAGATTCTTCCTGCTTCCATGCAGTCAAATCCGCTTCCGTGTCATCCTTCCACTTGGCCAGACCTTCTTCAGTTTCAGTCTTCCAACTGGTGAAGCTGGCATTGATTTCACTGGTGATCTGCCGAATCACCTTGGCCTTCCAGCGTTCAATGACATCCACATAGTCCTTTTCAAAGGATTCATCTGCATTGATACCCTTGGAAATGAAGATACCTTCATAAATGGCCGTGTGCCAGCCATAAGTGATGACATCATCTTCCTTGCACTTGAAGAACAGAAGGAAGTTCAGGGAACCGGCCAGCCGGGTGGAATTGATGTCAACTTCCCAACTGCAAACCACCTTGGAATCATCTTCAGGATCCACCCGGAAATCATTCAAGGTAACAAAACCGGAATTTTCTTTCCGCTTGTCAGATGCAATGTTCAGGAAATGGACTTCCACTTCATTACACAGGGACATGTCATGACCTTCAACTGTCCGGGGACATTCAAAGGTGAAGACTTCAGACTTGTGATCATTCTGGATCAGAACAATTTTCCGGTTGGAATCATTCTTGATCTGCCGGGTGATGGGATTGATAGAAAAGCGTGTATCAGAATCAATCACGCTGTGTAAATGTGCCATACTTCTTACCTCATTTTACTGCATGAAAAAAGCACACCCATTGGATGTGCTTTAGTCCCACATTTCCCCATCAGCCGGGTACAGTTCCAAAATGGAATAGTATTCCGGGATGTCACAGGGTGGGACACCATTCTTCAGCTGGGTCAAGACTTCAATCTTCAGATCCAGCTGTTCTTCACTGTCCAGATCAAAGAACTTGGCCACCAGTTCATCAATGTACATGACTTCTGCATGAAGTTCCATGACCTGTATCATCTTGTCATTCATTTGATTCCACCTGCCATTTCTTCAATCATCTGATCCAGTGCATCACACAGATCCGGCTTGTCTTTCCGCAACATTTCCACCAGATCCGGATTGTTGACGGACAATGACATGTAGTTGGCAAAGATTTCAGCTTCTGCTGAACCAGCGTGTCTGTAATACTTGCCACCATGACCATAGATCAGGGTGCCACTATCACGATAACTGCCGCCGGACAGTGCATCATAGATGTCAGACAGCATTGACACACCGCCACCACACAGGTTCCGGCACTGATAGTCCCTTTCAGCATCTTCTTCCCGGATCAGTGCATTCCATTGTTTCTTATAAACGGAATAGGATATTTTACCAGCACGATAGTCAGAAGTCAATGCTGTCCACTGTGCCCGGTAGGTCACCTGAAGACTATCCCGGACAGCGTTATATTGCTTGGCAAAGTCATCAAACAGACCCTTGATGTCATCCGGGATGACCTTTCCAGATGTTCTGATGGCATCTGTCAGTTTTTGATTGGTTCTACTGACCCACTTGCCATTCCTACCGGCACCCAGATCAATCAGGTGACCCATTTCATGGAATGCCGTGGATTTCTGACCCATCAGATCATCACCCAGCATCTTGGGAACCTTGACTGTGCACTTGGTGACTTCACCGGTAGACCGGCTGACCCATGATGTGACCGCATGACCCTTGCCGGTATAGCTGACAGTGCAGTCAGCCGGGATCCCCGGCAGGTCACCCATGTGGGTGTACAGTTTCCGGATGTTAGGATCCAGATCTTCCGCTTCATTCAGGGCATCCACAAAGGTCTGGGTGGCCTTCTTACCGTTGCTATTCTTCCGGAAGTATTCCGGGAAGCTGTCCAGCGTTGCCGGCTCCACGGGTGCCGCAGGGGTCACAGGTGCCTTGGCATTATAGATGGGATTGTTGGCCAACAGTCTGGAATACTTCTTGTATTCCCGGTCAGTCATCAGATCCAGCACCTTCCGGAAGTCCTTGGTGCCATATTGCTTTTCCATCTGCTGGACAAAGTTCATGTATTTCCGGTTTTCATCGGAAAAGAAGGACTTCTTGAATTCATCATAGGATGCCGGACTTTCAAATTCTTCAAGTTTACCAGCAAAATTGTCCCACTTGGTGAATCCGTCATCCAATGCCCACCGTGCCCGTTGCAATAGTGCACACCGGCAGTTGATGACTTCAGCGGCACCACCAGCAGGGTCACCGGGGAACATCAGGCCATTGCTGAAGGGCTTGTCCACTTCCCGGATTTCACCATCCACAGCCACATGACTTTCACGGGTCAAAGCATCAAGGGTGGAATCCCATT